CACTGACTGCGTCTAGCTCTAATGGAATTATTTCACCTAAGTCTCCAAGAGAAATGTTTATTGATTGATCTAAAGTTCCAGAACTTCCAAGAGGAGTTATCTTCGCTGGGTAATATTCAAACACTTTGGAGACACTGTTTTCATCAATCACAGTTATTCCACCTATCGAATTTCTTACGAAACGATAAGTTTCAGTGAAAGAAGAATGACTTAGCTCAAAAGTCTCGAGCTGCACCACAGAACTTGCTGAAGATAAAAAGAATTCAGAGTAATCAGACACCTAGTCCTCCTTGAGTATTCACGCTAACTAGCTCTCCTAAAGAGAGTAACCACTCATCTATGCCAGCGAACTCTCCTAGACTATCTGCGATAGTAAATACAGAAGAATAGTCAACTGAAGGAACAGCAAGGATAGAAGCTTGGACAGTTCTTCTGAGACCAGTGGCATCTGTAAGCCTGACTGATCCAGGAACGAATTGAGCTTCGTATAGCTCAGCATCTCCTTGAATTGATATCAAGTTTACAGTAAAAGGAGAGCTCCCTTTAGAAATAGTAGTATGAAAAAATGTGGAGAACTCTCTGTATTGGTCTAAAGTCATTACCCAAGTGACAGAGAACTCAGTCGGTTCAATTAACTGATCAGTTCTCAATCTAGGACTAATCCCATCGCTTGATACAATTCCTGTTCCGAAAGTGACTCCGTAACCGTTAACGCTTGGTATGCGATCATAATGTTCCATAATTAGGACACCACAGCAAGGATAGAAGCTTGGACAGTTCTTCTGAGACCAGTGGCATCTGTAAGCCTGACTGATCCAGGAACGAATTGAGCGTTGTGTAGCTCAACATTACCTTCGACTGAAACCAAATTTAAGGTGAACGAAGAACTACCTTTAGAAATCTTTCTTTGAAAAAAGTAAGAAAACTCTATATACTGTGACACAGTCATAACCCAAGTGACAGAGAACTCAGTCGGTTCAATTAACTGATCAGCTCTTAGTCTAGGAAGGCCACCGTCCGTATCTATTGACACTAGACCTGTTCCGAAGGTAGCTCCGTAGCCACTTACTTCTGGGATGAGATCGTAGTGTTCCATTATCTTCTTCTTTCGGCAGTTGTGTTTTCGGAGAAAGCTGATGAGATTTGACTGTTAGAGTCAACTAGCTGACCAGCTACAATTTCTGGAGTTCTCTCTGTTACTTTTTTCTCAGCTTCTTCTCCAGCTATAATCCTTATCTCACCTTCACTTATCTGCTCAACTTTAACATTTTGTCCTGTATAGTTATGAACAGATACTTTCATTCCACCGGAGGTCACATTTGGTTTATCGCTACTGGACCCAGAGGCGAAAGAAGGTAGAAGTCTGGATACATCCATACCTGAGTTTATAGCTTTTAGCAACGGAAGATTTTTAGAGGTTGCATCAGCGTTCACAACGAATTCTCTGTTAGAAAGCCAAGCTGGTATCTTATCTTCTTTCGGGCCTCCAGGTCCTGTGATTAATCCACCTTCTGCAAATCCTCCAGCAGCGGCAAGACCAGTGCTAAGAGCTACAGTTGAGGCGATTGCAGCAGCGGCGGGAGCAGCGTTTGTTCCCAGAGTCGCTAGAGAAGCTAGAGCAGCGGCAGGAGCCCAAGCAGCGGCAGTCGTGGCGGCAGTCGCTACAGAAGCAGCCGTTGCTGCGGCAGCAATTGTCTGCCCAAGAGCTGCGTTCAGCAATGCCTGAATCCCCATCTCTACTAATCCTGAGATCAATGAAGCCAGTGCATTCTGAGCCACACTTTTCAAAGCCTGACCGAGGTTCTCTGAGAAGACAATAGCTTTACCTACACTATCCGCGAATCCTGTTGTGAGGGAACCAAAGAAGTCAGAGAATACTTCACCACTAGAAGCAGCAAATGTTCTCACTGCTTCTGTCATTTTTGATATACCCAAAAGGAAACCATCAGCGAAAGATCCATCTCCTGATTGTGTTACAGTTTCTAGGATAGTTTGATTCAAAGAGGCTAGAGAAACATTGAACGCATCTTGAGATATTCTTCCTGTATCAAGTACGAGATACAAAGCCTCTAGACTTGTTGTGTAACTATCTAGTGGACCTTTGATTTCTTCGTATATGGAGGCAGACTCTTTCGCAACTTCAAGACTTCTCATAGTAGCAGAAGCTAAACTAATCTCTTGTTCAGTCAAACTCCTTTTCAGTTCTTCTTCTATTTTCAAGATACCTTGAGCAATTTCTCTCTCTTGACTTGTTAATTTAAGAAGGTCGAGTTCTTTGTTCATTCCAGAGAGGATATTAGCAAAGTTTTTCTCTATTTCCCCGCCGCCTCCAGCATCTTTATCCGCAGCGTCTCTTCTCGCTCCAGCGAGTATAGTCTGATAGTTTCTTTCCGCTTCGGCTAGTTGATCAGTACTCGCTCCAGCAGCCATTAAAGCAGCTCTGTGAGTTTCATAGCCTTGAGTAGCTTGAGCTAAAGTTCTATCGAGACCTGTGAGACTAGCTAAATTAGCTTGGTTGCCATATCTGTCTACTTGATTGTTCAGCCTTTCTAAAGCGTTAGCAGCATCTTCAGCGTTATCCACAGCTACATCGTTTGTAAGTCTGCTGACTGTTGAGTTATACGCCGCTTCTGCTATGGCTAGATCTCCTAAGCTAGCTCCCGCACTGACCAAAGTAGATCTTAACGCTTCATATTTTTCAGTTTCCCGAGTTATGGCTTTATCTAAACCAGTTCTAGAGGCTACGTTTGCTTGAGAGACATATCTATCTAGTTCTGCGGTAGCATCACGAGTTGCTTCTGCTGAACCATCAATTTCACTAACAGCTTGGCGGTAAAGATCATTAAGATTAGCTTGACGATTTATTAGTTCATCAACTGAAATCCCATTGTTATTAAATTGAGAATCTAAATCAGCCATTCCAGATGCCAACTGAGCAGAAGCTTCTTGAAGACCTCCTGCTATCTTACTAGCAGCAAGCATAGATGGGATTTTACCAATGAAGAATTCTATCGCTCCAGCAGCGGCACCCGCAGAACTAGAGACAGCATCAAGACCTCCAGCCATTACTAGAAGAGCAGTCTCAGCTGCCGTTGCTGTTCCATTTAATTCTGCTATAACAGCATCTAAAATTTCAACTTGATCATTTGCTAAATCAACTGATTCTATAGAGTCTACTAATCCACGAACAAATTTTGTGAATCTAGTATTATCAACTTCTGAAGCAAGAGAAGCTATTCTATCACTAAATTGAAAAATATCTATGCTTCCAGCTTCTAACTCATCTCTAATAGTAACTAATTGATTTATGGCTCTACTAAAATCAAAATCTGCAGTTAGTATAGTTTTAGCATCAGTCCAAAGAGAGTTGTAACCAATCAACTGATCAGAGACTGCTGCGAGGGCGTTTCTTTGGGCTTCCAGAGCTTCTACTCTTTGAAGTTGAAGTTGGGCTATAGAAATTCTGTCAAATGTGTCAGCTAGCTCAACCCCTTGATCTTTAGCATCAACCATCGCTGCTCCGACTTGTCTCATCAAATCAGAGGTTTTATCTACTACGACGTTGACTTCTGCAGAAGCGTCACGAAGATTTGAAAGAGCGAAAACCGCAGATGTAATTGCTATAGCGATAAGACCGATAGGACCCAAAGCTGCTATCAGCCCACCTATAGCTCTACCTAGACCAACAACCATTGCGGTTAAAGTTGGAAAAACCCTTGTAAGCGTTGCCGCAACAGTACCAGCCGCCGCTTGTGCCGCTGTTAGGCGCACGTTAGCCGCTGCCAATGCGTTGGTGGCCCCTGTTTGGGTTGTACGCACTGTGGCAAGCGTTCCAGTAAGTCCTATTTCTGCTTTTTCTACAATTGAAAGCTGTGCTGTCACTCTAGCAAGATTAGCTTTTGCTGCTGTCAGGTTAACGAACTGTCCAGTAGCCGCCGTCCGAGCTTTTCCGTTAGCTACTGTGAACTGAGTATCTAGAACTGTCTGTTGAAGTTGAGTTTTTTGAACAGCTATGAGAGCCAAATTTTGACGAAGTTCTGTTTCTCTTAAAGCGATACCATATGTTCTAGGACCTATCCTACGGATCTCACTCGCTGCTCTCAATTGTTCAATTTCCAACATGCGAGTTGAAGCCACTGAGGCTGCTCTTATACCTACAATGTAAGCACTTATAGAGGCTAGAACTTTAGTCCCCAACATGCCCAAAAGAACAGCACCGACGACTCCAGCGACAACCGCTAATTCTGTGATATTGTCTGATATGAGTATTATAGATTTAGCTACGTTCTCTGAAAGATTGACCGCATCATCTAAAGCATCTAAAAATTCAAGCCAGTTAGTCCCTGCAACAGACAATGCTTGACTGATAGTCGGAATCGTATTAGCGAACAGCGTGTCGATTTCTTTTTCAGCTTCACGGAATGCTTTGAGAATAGTCTCAGCTGAAATTTTACCTTCCTCACCAAGTATTCTCAACTCACCTCTAGTGACCCCAAGACTCTGAGAAATGATGTCGGCGACATACGGAAGTTGCTCAAGGACAGAACGAAGTTCGTCTCCTCTAAGAGTGTTGGAGGCCATACCCTGCCCAAGCTGAACAAGGGCAGCATGAGCTTCTCGGGCAGAAGCACCTGATATGATAGTTGCTTTACTGAGGCTTTCTGAAAATCTTACAGTTTCAGCTTGAGAAATACCAAGCTCTCGCACAGAGAGTGCTGTTCTGCTATAAATTTCAGCGACAGCCTCAAAACCTGTACGGCTGTCTCGAGCTGTCTGAAACAGACGACGCTGAACTACATCTAGGTTAGATGCACTGGTTGCTGTCAAGCGAAGTCTGTTCTCGTATTCAGTTAGAGTATCAAGTTGACGTGTTAGTCCACGAAGGATCCCTGCTCCACCCAAGACAAACAGAGCACGTTGCATCAAGAAGATGCCGCGAGTAGCAGAGTTAGCCGCCAAGCCTATTTCATCGATCCTGCGCTTGATTACTCTTGCGCCAGTTTCTCGAAATCTGATGTCTACATTTTCAGTAACCATTAGCGTTCAAACACCCTAAATCCAGCGAGTTCAGCTTTAGCTTCCAGTAGAGCAGTCTCAATGAAACCAGCAGGAGCTTGTTTAGATGAACCAGAGTTTAATTTCTCTATATAAGAAGCAGCGTTGCTGATATAAATTGAAGTCTCTAAGCCTCTTGTAGAAGATCGTAACGAGTTTATGCGAGCTCGTCCAGCGTTGATAGCCGCAGAAGCATTTGCGTTCTCACCAATACCAAGGTTCTTTCCTGGAGCATAGGCACCGATCACAGCTCGAGTAGGTGCTCCGATACCAACACGCCAGTTAGAACGAGCGACACCTTTATCAGCAGGTGTGTTCCGAACAAGACTCTTCAGAGAACGCACCGCGACAGCTTTAACAACGCGAGAAGCGGAGTTCTCAACTTGAGAACCCCGCCGCCTGATGTTTCTAGAGAATTGAGCCAGAGTAGCCATTCACGTTTTCTTCCCAATTTGCTTAAGATAAGCTAAGTCCATATCTTTCAAATGTATGTGCATCGCCCCTATCTGTTCTTCGTCACACCCACTTTTTTCGCAGTACTCTTGAATCGTTGTCCACCATATTGGTCCAGCGCTCATACCCATTTGTCTAGAGGCGATAAGATCATGAAACCCTATATAGTATAACTCAAGGCCAGGAAGAAGACTAGGGGCGTTGGCTATCTTTTCTGGTAGATCCCAACCCGCCCTAGTGCATTGCTCAATAATCGCTTGTTCAGAAGGTCCCTGTGTTAATTGATAACACAGGAACTCTACGAGTTTTTTGTATCATTCTCCAACTCTGCCTTGCGGTAGTTGGCAAGAGAAGCAGCTTGTTCTTGAATATCCGTGAACATTCGTGGAAGAGCTGACAGAGCTTGTTCAACGTTAGCAGAGTTGAAAGGAAGGATCTTCCCGTCTGGGCCTTCAATACCAGATTTCATCTCTTTACCCTGCATAGTTTCCCAAGCGAGAATAACGGTCTTGGCGTAGATGTCAGCCATGAGTGCTTGAGAACGATCGTTGCTCAGAGCTCCAGATTCAAGAGCGCGGCGAACAGGCTTGAGCTTCTTCTCAGCGTACTTGACATAATTCTTGTTACCCTGCCCAGCAGAGGCAAGAAGAACACGGAAATCCCCGTAATCAATCCAAACGCCTTTAGATTCAAGTTCCGGATCGGTCTCAAAAGTGTCGTACATTCCCATCTTATATTTTCCTTCTTGGGTTATTGAGGATGCCTCCATCGCGAAGACACCCTCTTGAGTTTATTAAGCCGCTGTTGGAAGATAGTTAAAGTAAGTGACCAACAACGTGTGATTGAGATTTGCATCAATGTCTTCACCAGATGCAGCCTCGGTTGACAAAGGCAAGGTAATAGGTTGATCAATTTCAACCGAGAGTCGACCGTCTCCAAGAGAGATAAGAGGTAGATCGAATATCATACCTTGATTATCACGAACAAAACCGATATCCAATGAGACATCTGAGTTGTTGCGAACCGCTAGCACAGCAGAAACATTTGAGAAGTAAGCTGTGAGATTGCCAGAAACAGCAAACGTACCCGCAGTCACATCAAACGCACCAAGAGTACCGACCGCTTTGTTCGGAGTGACGTTGTTGTTGATAGAGATCGTGGCTTCTGTAACGAAAGCAAACAAAGCTGTAGGAGCGGCGTCAGTATCGGAGACTGCTGACAACCGGATACGGCTGATGTCACTAGAAGTGTTATACTCTTTAGCTACGAACGGGGCGACGACGCTGCTCTGTTTGGGTCCAGTATCAGCATCACGTTGAACGTTATCAGTTGCCATCCATGTGATGTCTGCATTGAGCAAATCAGCGGACGGTACATTCAATGTGAATTCGTTGGGAACGGCACCAACTAGAACTTCAGTTTGAATGTTGCTAGAACTGTCGTCAGGAGCGCCCAGAAGACGTTCTACGTTGTAAGACCGACGTTTGATAAGAGCACCAGTTTCGTTACGAAGTACGTCACCGAAGAATAGACGGATATCGAGAGCAGAACCAGTTTCTGTCACCATAGTAGCGTCTGATTTATCAAATGTCAATCGATTTGCTGCGATTGTTCGAACACGCTTGAAACCGTTATTCGCAGCGTTAACGAATTGATCAGCAGCGAGATCACCACCAACAAAAACCCACTGTCCTATGACAATACCCAAGGTAGTAAAATCAAGAGCAGAAGAGGTGATTGCAGGAAGAGTTCCTGAATTATCAACGTCCAAATCTGCTGTTGCAGCTTCAAAGCCAACCACTCGAATGTTAGCAATAGAAGGAGGAGAAGCTTCGGCAGTCGTAGCTGCGGCTGCGACTGATGTATCTGACACAATCGCGCTTGCGACTTGCAGAGCGTTGTTTCC